AAAGTGTTTATTGTAAATCATTGTAAAAACTTAAAATGGGGCGATTGCCATTTAGCATCTTTATAGAGATATCATATGGCGCACGCCCCATTTTAAGTTTCTACAAGGAAATCCAATAAAGACTTTTTTTAAGGTTTTGTAAAAAAAAAGTATCAATAAAATCGTATCAATAAAAATATATTAAATAACAAAGATATTAAAATCTTATATCTTTTCTAAAAATAATATTATATATTCTTATAAATATATTCTTATAAATATATAATATGCCACGTCATTTAATCCATTCAATGAAAATAAAAGATGTAAATATTTATGAATATTTATATAAAAATCCTATTATTAATTTTAAATGTAAATTATATTTATGTTTAGAATTAGTATGGATTATAAAAATGTTATTTGATAAATATGAAATAATTGAATATGATAAAACTTATTCAGTTATTTCATATTTATCAAAAAAAAAGAAAAAAGTAATTCACGGATTAATTTTAAATGTATTAAAATAATTGTGCGATGAAATATACGTATAAAATGATTTATTAAGTTTTTTCTTAACTACTTTTTACATATAATAGTTAAATCTTTAACAGGAATAAAAATATGGTCTTTATATTTTTCACCGGGTCTTTTTCTACAAAATAATTTTTTCTCATATGTATTAAATTTATCTTCATCATATTTAATATAACATACATAATCTACAAAGTTAAATATAATTATTAATGGTTTATCATTATTACAAACTTTATGATATGTTAAAAGTGTTGTAGAATATGCATTTTTAATAATGCGTCTAGTCTTAATTTCATAAATATTATTTGCATCAAACCCGTCATATTTTTCAAAATCATTATAACTTAATATAATATTTGTTTTAAAATATTCATTAAGTTTTTCTAATATTAATTTTTCATTTTGTTTTCCAAATTCTTGTTCTTTCTTATATATCATTATAATATTACATAATATATAAAATTTAGAAAATTAAACTTAATTAAAATTTAATTAATTTATATTATATTATAATATAATGGTTAGGACAAGTCCACAGATGCAATCTAAAATTGAAAAAACAATAACAGCTTTAAAAAGGATGATTTCTAATGATGATTTTTTTAAATGTATTGATGGGTGCGATGTTTCAAAATTATTAAAATATAGTGAATTAAAAAATTATAATAGTATTTATCAACTACTACCAGAGAAAAGAGATTATAGAATAATTTTAACAGAGACTTCTAAAAATTGTGGTCATTGGTGTTGCATATTAAGGTATGGTAATACTATTGAGTGGTATGATTCTTATGCGGGAAAGCCTGATAGTGAATTACATTTTATACCGACTCAGATGAGGCGTATGTTAGGTGAAGAAACCGCTCTTTTAACAAAACTTTTAAAAACTATGAATAAGAGCGACAAATTAGTGTATAATAAAACAAAATTTCAAGTATTGAACGATGAAGTGGCGACTTGTGGGCGGTGGGTCATTGCTAGAATCATATGTTTTTTAATAGGGTATAATTTAGAAGAGTTTAAAGAATTCATTGATACTTATTGCTTAAATAATGATATGCCCCCTGACGTTGCAGTTTGTAATTTTACAGGATTTTAATAAAAATAATATTAATATTATATATAATGAGTTATGAAATAAAACCTTATAGTTATAAAGAAGCGAAGAAATTAAATGTATTAATAAAACCATCTATAAAAAAGAAATATAAAATTGATGTTTTTGATAGTGATAAAAATTATATGTTATCAATAGGTGATAAGAAATACAGCGACAGACCAACATATACACTTACTCATGGGAAAGAATATGCGGATAATAGAGCGAGACTTTATAAGATAAGAAATAAGACAGATTTATTAAAAGAAGGTTCAAGAGGATTTTTTGCATCACGTATTCTATGGTGATTTTTCTTTAATAAATTAGATTATTTTATATAAAAATGGATTTTTGCTGAAAAAATCTAAATAAACGCTTAGATATATATGTTCTTTATATCTATTCATATATATTTTCACAATAATTTATAAATTATTACAACAATAACCTATGGGGATATATTAAAACAATAATCTAACTTTAAACAAGTTATTTATTTAGATATTTTTAAGAAAAATTTTAAAAATATCTGTTTAAATTAAATTTAATCTCAAAATATATAACTTATTCAAAGTTATTGTAAAAAAAAACTAAATAAACTATGAAATATAAGTTTATTGTAAATCATTGTAGAAACTTAAAATGGGGAGTGCGCCACTATGCATCTCTATAAGAATATCATATGGCGAACTCCCCATTTTAAGTTTTTACAATGATTTACAATAAACACTTTTTTATGAGTTTTTAATTTAAAATTATACAATGATTTTATATTTTATTGTCTTTCATGAATTTTAATGCTTCTTTATTTATAAATTTAACAAGTTTGTTATTTAATAATTCTATTTTTTGTTTTATAGATTGTTTATTATTCAATTTACATATTTTATCTATTTCTTTTGCATGAGATGAATAAATCAAATTATATGAAATATTCTGTTTTATATTTTGTAAGTTTTTTTTAATATCTTCTATTTTAACTTTTAATAAATTAGTATCTATAAGTAAAATTAAAGTGTCTAAGTCAGCGTGTGCTTTGTTAATTATTCCAATATCACTATTAAAATAATTTATTAATAATTCCAATAAATCTTTATCTTTCTCATTTCCTAATAACTTGTAATATGCAAATTTTCTTTTTAATGCTTTTAATGCTTTACCTTCTTTTAATTTTTCATAATAATCATCACTGATTGATTGTAAAACTTTTTCTTTTGTTATATCTTCTTCATTATAATTACTTACTGCATCCTTACCTCGACCAAATTTAAAATAAAGATTTTCTGAAAAATCAATAAATGCACCATCAATAAGGGAGACTATATCAATTTTTATTGTATTATCTCTATCCATTAAAGCATTTTCAAAAGGTTGTTTATGTCCATCTTTTAAAAATTTATATCCTTTTCTTATATCAGCATCATTCCAGCGCAAAGGTTCATCATCACTATCAATACCGCATTTAAAATCAGTAATAAATAAATTTTTATCTTGTGATACTTTCTTAAAGATATCTTTAAACCGTTGAATAATTTTATTTATACCAGATGAAACATTTTTAAAATCATTCATTTCTGCTAAGTCATAATCACTATTATATAAAATATTTTTTAATGCGGATGAACCTATAACTTTATATTTTCCTTCAATTGTTAATAAATTAAAAACATCTTGAATTTTTTGTTTGAATTCATTTAAATCTCTATTTTCAAATTTCATATATAATATATATTAGTAGTTTTTTTAAAAAAAAACTAAAATATTTTCTTAATAGGAAAGGTGCGGAAAACTACGTTTTCTGCTTACATTAAATATTTGTAATTATAGGGATTTTGTCTAACATTTCTACCGTGTAAATGGTGTAAAATCATACCCCCTTTATAGGCGGTAGTATATGACTGAGCACCGAGGTATAAATCTTTTGATAATTTATTAAATGCATTAACAACATTATTAATCATATTATTTCCATTATTTATAACTACTGCTATAAAATAAAAATCAATTTGATTAAATAATGATATTGATTTATTCACAGAATTAACTAAATTATCAAGTTCTACTCGGTCTAAATAATTAATATTTTTTTTAATACGTCCATTAAAAAATACGCTTTGTTTTGCGATTAATGTTGTTAATTTTGTTAATACTGAAATAATAGGATTTAATGAAGGGGATTCAATTAAATTTTTATCAATGCGTTGATGAATGCTTTCTTGAGTTTGAGTTTGTATTTGTTGGACTGTTTCTAAAGGTATGGAACCAAATTTAAATTTATAATCTTCAACATTTTTATAAAATGTTGCATATTTCTTTGGTAGACTGTCTCCACTTTTTGGATATTTTACATATCCTGTAGTTATACTGCCATCTAGTTGCGTATGGTCATATTCTTTTATTATTGGTATTCCTTGACTTTTTGCATCATTAAATTCTTGTTGATCAACTTTAAATAAACTCAGTTGTGCTGCTTGTCTATTTAAATCAGTAATGTCTACGTCTTCATATACAACTGGTTCTGGTTCTGGTTCTGGTTCTGGTTCTGGTTCTGGTTCTGGTTGTGCTTTTTTGACATCTGTTTGTATTTTTTTAATTTTGACTTTTATGGGGTTTTCTATTTGAACTGCTTCTTCTTTTTCAATATCAGTTAATAATTGCTCTTTTAAATCGTCAATTTCTGCATTAAGTAATTTTATATTTTCAAAAAGTTCGTGGGCTGTTTCATTTGAATCTGCTAGTTCTATATCAAGTTCATAATTCGTAATAGTCTCTTCAAGGTCGTGTATTCTTTTCCTTAATGCTTCCTGTTGTAGTAATCCAGAACCCATTAATTTAAAAGGTTGAAAAGTTCCTGTATCAATGCTTTTATGTAAATTTATTTGAGGTATTTTCATTGGTATATTTCCCAATTTGTTTGCTTCTGCTTCAATAGCATTATTAAAAGCTTCTTTAGTTGGTGCATATTTCATTTCTTTTTTTTTTGATTCATCTGTATAAGTTTTTAATTGTGATATGTTAGTGTTAATTTCATTTAATCCTAATAACATTTCATCAACAGCATCTTTTGGAGAGGTGCCTGTAGATGTGAGAGGGTCTTCGTTTGATTGTCTGTAAATATCAGATGCTTGTCTTTCGAAATTCATTATTTTTTTAGAAGCACTGACTATATTATTATTTCCAAATTCTAAATTTGCATAGTTAGGTAGACTCATTATATTAATAATATAATATATTATATTATTAATAATTTTTAAAAACTAAAATATTTTCTAAAAGATCTATTTTCTTTTTGCTTCTTTTGCTTCCCTCATTTTTCGTGCCCATTCTTTTGCTTCTGGACTTCCTTTTACAAGTCTACCCCCTTTTTTTCTTCCTAATGCTACAAGCATTTCTGGATTTTCCGCAATAGTCATAGCTGCTTTCTCAGCGAGTTGAGGGGCGTATTTTTCCGCCATTGATAAACCTTTTTTTAAAGTTTTTTTTAAATTAAATTTACCACCTTTTTTTCTTCCTAATGCTACAAGCATTTCTGGATTTTCCGCAATAGTCATAGCGGCTTTCTCAGCGAGTTGAGGGGCGTATTTTTCCGCCATTGATAAACCTTTTTTTAAAGTTTTTTTTAAATTAAATTTACCACCATCATATTCTTCATCACTTTCACTTTCATATTTTGGTTTCCTTCCTCTTCTTTTACGCCCCATTCCTAACGCCACAGGGACAGCATCCTCAGCGACAGTCCTAACAGCAGGCATTAAATAATTTGTTAATGCTTTTTCACCATAATTTGATAATGCGGGAACAACAGATTTATTAACAACAGATGAAACCATATTTGGCGCATCTTTCATAAGAGTTTTACCCGTATCTTTTGCTAATTTCTTAAAAGTTTTACTAATATTTTTACCAATATTTCCACCAGTTCCTAAATTTCTATCATTTACGCCAGATGGTAGGGGATGGTCAGATAAAAAACGAATCCCGCCGAATAAAGTGTCAGGTTCAGTAAAATAATAAGGTTGAGGATAATTATCTATTGATTTTAATTTATTTTCTTGTATTTTTCTTAAAATTCTATGGTTATAATCTTCAAAACTACTAATCATATTATATAATATATAATATATATTTTTATTAAAATAAAATAAAAAAGATTTATAATAAACAAAGGAAAGGTGTGGAAAACTACGTTTTCTACTTAAACATAATGTTTTCTAAGTCTACCACCGCTTGACCCAGACCCTGAAGAATACGCCCCCATAACAGATGATGCCATATCTCGTGCAGAGCTTAAATCTTTAGGTAGTCCTTTATAATGTTTTCCAATTAATCTCATAGCATTTGCCATAGAAGAATTTGAAAGAACACCACCAACAAATCTTTCATAAGATGCACTATCAGCTACGGGTACTTGTTCTTTGGTACTTAAAACCATTTCTTTTGTAAGGAGACCAGTCATAATTGTAGATGAACCAGCGATTGTAGAAAATATGCCTTCATTGCATGCGATGATTGTAATTTGAGGTTGAACAGCAAAAGGAAGATAATTCCTCACAAGAATATTCATTTGTAAGTTGAATTGACCAAGAGACCCACCCGCGAGTTCATCAGGAAGTCCTAATAATTCACTGTTAATAACAAGGATAGAACCAATAGTAGGAACATTTTTTCTTGTGTAAGTTGTTGGTATAACTCGTGCAGCAGTTGCGACACCTTGTTGAGCGTTGCTTGAAACAGCCCATCCTCGGAACTCTTCCCAAGTTTGAGTAGAACCAGAAGGAACAGCGATTTTACTGTAAAGTTCATATTGTGTTGCACTTGCGAAAATACCAGATTTATTGTTAAAATTAATTTGGATACCTTCAATAGAGCAGAAAGAATCAGTGTATGCAGGGTTTCTTGAACCCGTTGGTTCACCTACAACAATAATAAAACGAGATGGAATTTGATTTAATTGAATATTATTTGAAGTGATGGTTTGAGCAGCGGCGGTAGGTATATCCCCAGTATAAACAGCAGCAGGTAATCGGTCCGCGTTATTTGAACTTGTTATAAATCTTGGAAAATCGGTATATTCACAAACATTTCGAAGTGCAATCCTTGCACTTTGACTAGGATTTAATGATAGAAAATTGCATAATAAACGGGCATTAGTAAATAAAGCGACAGTTGTAGCCCTTCCCACGCCATCGACTGATGTTCCGCCTTGAATAGTTAGAGCATATTTTGGAACTAATAAACCAGCGGTATTTGTGAAACTTTGAGCAGTTCTTAAAACTCTTTGAAGATTATTAATGTTGAAATTTAGAGTTAGAGTATTGATACCCATAAAACCAGCTTGATTTCCGTGAGGCAAGCAATTAAGGAACGGTGAAAGCATAATAGGTTCAGCAACAGATACTTTAATAACAACTTTAAATTTATTGGTTGCAGTTGCGACTATTGATGAATTACTTACGAAAACCCCAAGGGCGTCGTATTGTTGAACAACACAAGATGCAGGGAAACTACCACGTGGAGCATATGCCCTATCAAACCCAGAATTAAAAGATGACCCAAGAGGATTAGAATTTGATTCTAAATTGTCATTTCCTACGACAGCAACATCAGCATTAACCTCACTAAATAACCTTACAGCATCTTTATAATCACCCCATAAATCATCAACCATTGCAGGGGTTGTTGAATTATATTTTTGAAGTTCTCGTTGACTGGTCATTCGTAACATTTGAGGTAGAATATCCCCAATATTAATAGATACTGAGCAGTTATTAATAGATGATTGAATAGTAGAAAAGCATTGAGTTAATGGAAAAGGTGCGAGCGATTCAGTTAATCCCCATTGCCATACATTTTGCCCAACCACAAAATTACCTATAGTTCCATCAGCATTATTTACACCATCAATATTTACTTGGAAACATAAATCACACGCTTGAAGAATAGATCTATCACATACTATTGATTCACTCGGTATTTGTGCTTGATATGTAATAAGCGATGGAGATGCTGATAAAGAGGCGTATTGTTGGAACGTGTTATTCTGAGCGGATGATTTAACACCAAAAGACTCGACATCAGTTAAATTTTCAATGCGACTATCTAATATAAGAGCTGTTTTTAAAGAAGATGCCATTTTATTTATATATTATTACATAATATTTT